CAACCTTGCGTAAAGATGTATTTAAATAGTCATGTTCAGAGTAGGTTTGTTATGGTCGACCCAAAAGATTGGGTGACTGCTATGATGCTCCCAGTTGAGAGATTTGTAAATGCAAACAAAGACTCCGTATGGAGAGACTCAAGAAGGACATTCATGTAAATGGCTACGCTAAATCAATTCATATCACAAGTAAAATCTACTGGTCTTGCCAGAGATAACAAATATTTAGTATCAATCACACCACCAAGAGCTTTAATTGGAGGTGGACCAAGAGATGCTATGCTACGTTTGTTGTGTCAGAGTGTATCAATGCCAGGACTTAATTATGTATCTAATCCTGTATTAACATATGGTGAACAAAGAGAAGTAATTTACAATAGGCAATATGATCCAGTCTCTTTAGAATTCGTTCTAGATGGTAAGATGGATATTAAAAGATACTTCGATTCATGGCAACAATTGATGATTGATCCAGTTTCAAGAATGGTAAATTACTATGAGAACTATATTGGTACCATCGACATAGCGCAGCTAGATGGCACAGACGCTGAGAATGAAATCTATTCTGTAAAATTACACGAATGCTATCCTAAAATTGTGTCACCAATTCAATATAGCGCAGGTGCTAAAGACTTTACCAAACTACAAGTTCAAATTGAATACAAATATTGGACACCAGTTAAAATACAAACAGGAACTAATGTATCCCCAACGACAGCAAGTTTACCTTCGCTGGATAATGTGGGTGGATTCCCAGCTATTGCTTCGGCATTTAGCCCACCATCCATACCATCAAACTTAGGATTTGACTTTTCATAATAAAAACAATAAAGGAAAACCTATGTCAGAACAAGAAGTAAAACCACACCATGAAGATTGGATGCAAAAGAGATGGCGTCCAGCCATGGGTTGGATGTACATGGTGGTTTGTATATGTGATTTTGTATTATTTCCTGTAATGTGGTCATTATTACATGCTGTCTTACACACAACAAACATGGCGCAATGGAATCCATTAACACTTCAAGGTGCTGGTTTATTTCACCTCGCTATGGGTGCTGTTTTAGGTATCGCTGCATTTGGACGCACGCAAGAAAAGATTGCAGGATCAGCAGTAAACGTAACACCATCTATTCCATCAATATCACCACCAATGATGTCGGCACCGACAATGGTTCCACCAATGCCACCATCATTACCTGCTGACCCATCAGCAGTTCCTAAAGGAAGAATGAAAATTGAAGATTGATAAAAACTTGAGCGATATTTTCGATATTGAAGTTGATGATAAACCGAAAGTTGGAGTAGTTAAACAGTTGGTTATTACTGACAATGTGACTCCTCCGACTGTCGATAAAGTTGAGGACGATTTCGAACAAGCCAGAAAGAACTTACACATCTTACTTTTACAAGGTGAGGATGCGCTTATGGGTGCGCTAGAAGTAGCAAAAGCATCTGAGCATCCACGTGCTTTCGAGGTTGTTGGTACTCTGATTAAGCAAATGGCTGATGTAAATCAGCAGTTGATGGATCTACATCAACAAAGACTGAAACTTAATGAGCCAGGAAAAGAATCTGGTAAGAAAAGTGTAACAAACAACAATGCTATCTTTGTTGGTAGTACAATGGAATTAAATAAATTGATTAACAATATGTCAAAAGGAGAATAAAATTATGTCTTTACCTATGTATAAGTATCCAGTGTATTCAATGACACTACCCTCTACCAAGAAACTGATCAAGTATAGACCATTTCTGGTTAAGGATGAGAAGAATTTGATGCTCGCTCAACAAAGCGAGGATGAAATGAATATGTTAGATACGTTGAAGATTGTTGTTAAAGATTGTATCTTAGACAAAGCAGTAAATGTTGAAGATCTTCCAATTTTTGATTTAGAATATTTGTTTGCTATTATTCGTTCGAAGTCAGTTGGTGAAGATGTTACGCTTATCTTTACATGTAAGAATCAAGAATGTAAAGAGAAAACTAACATTACCTTTAGGATTGATCCACAACTAATTATACCAGAAGGACACACAAACAAGATTGAATTGTTTGATGATGTTGGTGTAGTTATGAAGTATCCTAACGCAGAGTTGATGAAACAAATTGAAAAGATCCAACCAAAAGATGCAGAAGGTGTTATTGATCTTATCGTAAAATCTATTGATTATATTTACGATAAAGAATCTGTGTATCATGCGAAAGAACAAACAGAAGCAGAGTTGATTCAATTCGTTGAGAATCTTCCAAAGAAACCAACAGAAAACATTAAAAAGTTTTTCGCAACTTCTCCAAGATTAGAGCAAAAAGTTGAATATGTTTGCCCACATTGTAAAACTGAAAACGAATATACTATTGAAGGAATTGACAGTTTTTTTTAATGTGCCTTAGTCATGAAACTTTGATGAATTATTACCAAATGAACTTCGGACTTATGCAGCATCATAAATATTCACTTAATGACTTAGAGAATATGATGCCGTATGAGAAAGAAATTTATGTTTCGATGCTACTAGAATTCTTAGAAAAAGAAAAACAAAGATTACAGGAAAGAAATCGTAGATGAGATTAGTTCTAGACAAAATAGAAGAAGTGAAAGCAGGTTCCCCAAAACTCAAAGAGTTTGCTGGGGACTTAGCGGACACCATCAAATCTACATACAGCAGAGTAAAGAGTGAAGTACAAAACTCTGGTGCTGGTGGATCTTTCAAACAAGGATTTCTAGGTCAATTTGGTATTAATACTGAAACAGTTACTGAAACTGAGGCGAAGAAAAAAAAGGCACAGGGCACCGAAGGTGTTGGTGGTAGCCCTACATTAGAAGCAGATAAACTTTCTACTCCAGCTACTCCTGATTCTTTTTCTGCACAAGCATCAGCTGAAAAAGAAACTGAAGCAAATGAGATTAGGCAAACTCAACTAGAGAAACAAACCAAAACACAAGAAGATATTACTGCGCTTTATGTTATCTCTGATGACTTCTTCAAAGAAACAAAAGAACATCAAACTAAACTTATTGAGAAGTTAGATGAACTTATAGAGACTACCGAAGCAGCTGGTGGTGGCGGTGGTGGTACTGGTATTGGTCTTGATGATCTTATTGGTCGACGTGGTGGCGCAACGGGTGCGCCAAAAACAGGTGGTGGTGGTACTGCTGGTAAAGTTTTAAAAACTGCCAAAACTGCTGCCGTAACAGCTGCCGTAGTGGCTGGTGGTGGATATGTTGTTGATGCAGCAGCAGGTGCACTTGGTGTTGGTAAAGATAAAGAAGGTAATGATTTACAGGTTGATGAGAAACAAGATAGTGCCAACTGGGACAAAATGTCCACCTTTGATAAAGTTCAATCTGGTGCAGCAAGAGGTATTGAAAAGGTTGGTTCTTTCTTCTTTATGGACAACCTTGCTAGAGAAGCGCAAGCCACCCGAATTAAAAAAGAAACAGAAATTCTAAACGCAAGAGAAGGTAGATCTACCGCAACAGGCGCACCACCTCCTGGCGCACCTCCTGGTACACCACCTTCTGGTCCGTCATCTGCGACTGGCGCAGCAGCACCAACATCAACAACAGTAGAGACAAGTGGTCCAGGAGTTACTCTTGATCCAGAAAAGAAAGCAAAAGATCCTGCTTATAAAAAAATATTTGAAGAAGAATTAAAGAGATCTGCAGGTAATCGCCGTATGGCTGAGAAGTTTGCTGACCAAAGATATATAAAAGAAGGTAACAAGGGTGCCATCAATCCAACTGCTCCTGGTTCTGCACCAGTTGCGCCAACTACACCAACATCCTCAGGATTGTCTAATGAACAAGCTGCAGCTGCGAGAACTACTGCTGCGCAAACAGACCCAAGAAGATTAGATACACAAACAGCATCTCCTGGTGCTGTACAAACATCAATTCCTGGAGTTGAAAGACCTGTTACCTCAGCACCAAAAACAGTTGAACAACTGGCTATGGATGAGGCGAGAAAATTTGGAAGATCAGTTCCGACTCTAGATGACAAACGAGCAGCGCAGATGCTTTATAGAAAACAAGCAGCTGGTGGTGTAGGAGAAGCGCAATTATCTGGAGTTTCAACAGTGCCTGTTGCGGGGAGAGATCCAAACGCAACTGTTCCATCTCGTGGACCAAATGCAGAATATACACGCGAAGAGGCTACTAAAGAAGCAGCTAGATTAAATACACTATCTCTTGAAAAATTCAACAGAGAATCTGATGCAGCACTTGCGCCAAAACCAAAACCAGAATTGGCAGCACCAGCAACAGGTGGTCAATTACAACAAGCAACAACTGGTGTTGCTAATGCTGAAGCCGATGCTGCTGCAGCATCTGGTGGTGGGTCAACAAACATAGTCGCCCCATCAAATAGTACAGTGGTGAATAATAATCAATCAGCACCATCTACTAAAGATACAAGAAACAATGAATCTACTTTCCAGAGATACCTAGATAGAAGATATTATCCAACCGCAGCGAGGTAAATTATGTTAGGCGAAATTTATTATAAGAATAAGTTTTTAGATGAAGAACAATGCGATTCTTTAGTAAATCACTTCAAAGAAAATAGAGAGCAAGCAGTTCGTTCTA